TAGGCACCACTACGGCTGCAGAAACAGGAGAGGCTGGCGCTGCTGACACAAAAGAAGCTAAACCTCCTGTAACGGCTACAGAAGAACCTTATACGGGTGATGATTCCTATATGCCTGCGGATCAAGTTATAGCTAGGCAGCTTTATAATGCCTACCTACAAGAAACTGACATTGAGCTAAAAGGTAAAATTTTAAAAGAATACCAAAACTATGCAGAAACTACTTTACCGCCTGATGAAGCGTTTGGGGTGTGGACGGAAGCTAGAAATGAAGCAGCAAGAGCTGCAGCAGAAGCCGCAGAGGCCGCAGCAGAGGCCGCAAGGTACACCTCTGGTATGGAAGCCGCTACAGGGGATGCAGCAGAAACTGTAGGTCAATGGGTTCAACTTGTTAATGGAGCTTGGAAGAACACTGTAACTGGAAAGATAGCTGCTCCCACAGCCGTGTCAGGAGGTAGTGGCGAGGGAGAGTGGGAAGTATTGAACCCAGATGGTACGGGTACAGGCGAAATAATAAACGAGTATTCCGACGACACTGGCGCAGAATCAGCCGATGATATAAACATAGGACTACCCACAGACGAAGATACAAAAGAAGAAGCTGCTGGCACTACAGGCGCTGGAGAAGAAACAGGAACCACCACAACTACGGATACAGGGACTACCACAACTACAACTACTACAGGCACCGACGCTACATCCACAGCTACTACGTCTACAGGCACGGCTGGTGCAACTACAACGCCTACCGAAACGACTACAGGTGGAGCTGGTACGAATGACGATTTAGGCACAAGTGATACCACTGCAAATGAAGATCAGGCAGGTGCAGGTGCTGACGGTGCTGGCACGGGGACTACTGGCCCTGCGGATGAGGTAGGTGCTGGTGATGCCGATGCCACAGGTGCAGGTGCAGGTGATGCCGATGCCACAGGTTCAGGCACAGGCGCTTCTGGTACTCCCGGTGCCGGTGCTGGTGACGAAGGTGACCCCGGTGATGTAGGTGAAGGTACAGGCACAGGTGCTGGCACAGGTACGGGTACAGGAGGCGGTACAGGGTCTGGCACAGGTACAGGCACAGGGTCAGGAGAAGGTGCTGGTGAAGGCAGCGGTACAGGCGGGGGCGAAGGCGAAGGCGAAGGCGAAGGCGAAGGCAAAAGCACGGGGTTTGGTGGTCAACAGCTTATGCAGCTTCTACAGCCTAGGCGGGTGCAGGTTAAGTCCAAACCCACTGAAGAGCTTAAATATCTTTATGACATAAGTGGCAAACGTATACCCCTAGGCCAATACGTATCTCCTTTTGGCCTCCCTGCTTTAGGTGAATCGCCTCAACAGAAGAAACCAATGGGCTTTCAACAAGGTGGTCTTGCTAGCAGAAATACTGATAATATATTTGATCGTAAAAAAGTGGGCACTGTTAACGATCTTTTACGAATGTTGAGGGATAAAAGATGAGTTGGTGGGACGAAATAACAGATTATTTGACGGGTGAAGACGATTTTGATGCTGGTGAAGCTTTAGGCGACGTTTTAGGGTTTTTTACTGGAGATTTACCTGACTATCTATCAGGTGACGCTGGGCCTTTGTTAGGTATGGGGCTTGCGTATTTAGCTAATAAATCAGGTTTAGGTGACCAAAACATACCTGTAGTAGGGTATCAAGGCGGTATACCTGAGTATCAGGCGGTCAGGCAGCGAGTAGCTACGCCAGAAGACTCCAATCGTCGTCCCGGTGCAGGTGGCAGACGGTATTTTACTGACACAACATTTGCACAAAAGCCCGAAACAACTCCTATGACGGTTGAGCAGGCAAAAGCCGCTGCAGCCGCACAAGCTCAAGGACTTGCAGGTTTGAACCCAACATACGACTCACCCCCCACACAAACTAAAAAGAAAGAAGACCAAGAAGACCAAAAAGAAGTTTATTATGCGCCACCACCGGCACAATCGTTTATGAGTGGCGGTAGATATTTGGGTGGGGTTACTGACGGCATGGCAGATGAAGTGCCAGCTAACGTAGGCGAAGATGAAGTTCGTTTGAGTGATGGTGAGTTTGTTATACCTGCCGATGTGGTATCTCATCTAGGTAACGGTAATTCAAATGCAGGTGCTGCGTTCTTACATAAATTTATGAACGACATAAGACAAGAAAGAACAGGTAACGCAAAACAGGGTAAAGAAGTAGACCCTAAAGATTTTGTAAGGGGTATGGCATGAGCGGCGCAGAAGATATTACAGGCGAACAAACTGGCATTGAGTCATCTTTATCTAGTTACGTAGGCCCGTATGTAACCGAAATGCTTGGCAGAGGCCGAGCTATTGCAGAAACACCTTACGAAGCCTATATGGGGCCGCTTACCGCTGGCGCTTCTGCATTACAAGATAAAGCGTTTACAGGACTAGCAGGGTTGGCATTGCCTACAGATGCTTCTGGTGCGTCCACTATGGGTGCTTTCACCCCCGGTACGTTCGCTGCTTCTGGCGCACCTACTGCTAGTGGAGATGTACCCGCTGCTAGTGGAATGGTTGGTCAATATATGAACCCGTATCTACAAGCGGTGTTAAACCCTCAATTAGAAGAAACTCGTAGGCAAGCAGAAATAGGCAGACAAGCGGAAGCAGGTAGGTTTACTAGGGCTGGTGCTTTTGGTGGCTCTCGTCAGGCTCTTGTTGATTTAGAACGAGATGACAGACTAAACAGAAATTTAGCTGATATAACAGGTAAAGGATACGCGTCAGCTTTTGAGTCGGCCAGAAAGCAATTTAACGTAGAGCAAGATAGAGGAAAACTAGCACAAGAAATGGCTAATAAGTTTGGCTTTGATGTGCTTGGCGCTCAAAGCAAGGCTGGTGAAATGCAAAGACGCATAGAAAGCGAAGGTGTAGCCGCAGATAAAGCTCAGTTTGAAGAAGAAAGAGATTTCCCATACCGCCAAGTGCAGTATATGCAGTCCCTACTTGGCGGTGCGTTACCACTAGAAACACAGTCTTACTCCTACGCAGAACCGAGTGATTTATCGAACATAGTATCTGGTGGGGGTTTGCCAGCGATCATAGCTCAATTAATTGGGGCTTTGGGAGGCGGTGCTAAAGATAAGGCAGAAGAAAAAGAAGAAGCAGAAAATGCTTCGGGGGCCACTCAATGATAACAGCACCTACAGCACCCAGTGAGTTTGGCACCAGCGTAGACGATTTGGCTGCGGCGTATTCGCCTCAAGAACTACAGAAGCGGTACAAAGTAACTAAAGAGCTTGTATACCTACTAGCACTGCAAAAAGTAAAGTCTGAGATGGACGCTGCACAACGCAGCCTTGCCATGAGTCAGCAACAGGTTCCCGGCACTGTAAAACAACAGCTAGAAAGCCAAGTTATGCAAAGCAAGATGCAGGAAGCATCGGGCATTATGAGTCAGATGCCGTTAATGGCACAACAACAACGACAACAACAGCCACAAATGGCAGCACAGGGCGGCATTGTTGGGTATCAAGATGGGGGCCAGAAAGCAGGTGACATAGTAGCTACCGAAGAAGATATTGCTTCAAATCTTGGTGGTGATGTTCTTCAAGAGATACTTTCTGATCCTGTTACATACGCATCGGCTTTAGCTGGTTTGGGACTTAGGTTTGTTCCGGGGCTAGGTCTAGCGATAACTGGTGCGCAAGTAGCTAGTAAAGTCTTACCCCGACTCTACCCTTCGCTTAGACGTATATTCCGTGGGAAACCTAAGCAAGAAATTATAGAGCCGAAGACTCAAAGAGATCCAAGTGGCAGAATTTCTGATAAAAAAGATTTAGTACCTTATGACCCGAAGAGAGATCCTACAAGACCTGTAGACCCCAATAAACAGCTTGTTCCTCGTAAACCTGTCCCACCAAATGTAGGAGAAATAGGAAGAGGTGGCGCTGGTATTGCCGGGATAACGGGCATAATGGATGAGGAAGAGACTGGAGGAGCTGGAGGTTCACAGGGTGGCCCGCCATTTCAAGGCCCACCGTTACCACCGGACGAAAAAGAAAAAGACGATCCTACTAAACCCGCTAAAATTGAAATGCGCCCTGCAACCGACTTCCAAGGCACTGCGCAAGAAGAAGCCCTTCGTGTTAAAGATTTAAGTCCTGCTCTAGCAGGTTCGCTTGAAGCTCAAGCTGCTATGACACCGGAGCAGATGACAGAACGAAGGGACGCGGAAGCAGAGCGTTATCTACAAAAAATAGGGGCAGAAGAAAGAACACAAGGGCTGCAAGATTTATACGAGGAACAGACAGCAGTTTTAGATGCACAAGCTGACCCTGATGACTTACGGCGTAGAAGACAACTTGCCTTCTTTAGCAACATCGGCACTGGCGGTATAGGAAGCATACTGCGTGGTGGTGGACGAGGTTTGATGAAAGAAGATGATGCCCAAAGAAAAGAAGCAAGGGACGCTGCACAAACTAAGATGACTGGCTACAAGTCTGTGCATGAGTTTGATCTCTCTATGATTAACGATGCAGAAGACAAAGGTTTAGCGATACTTCAGCTAGATAGGCTAGATAAACGTAACGCACAAACAGCTTTGGCTGGTTTTGCTAGATCAGATCTAGCGTCTATAAATAGTTACGCTGATCGTTTACGTGCATCAGAAGACAACAGGATACAAGAACAATTCCAAAAGTTAGAGCTATTGCAAAACAACTACGAGAACCTGCGTAAAGACGAAAGACTTGACTACAATGCTGCGAGTGCGCTGTACGGTAAAATAATGGAAGTAGAAGCTGCCATACAACAAGTTGAAGTAGCTAAATTACCAGACGACGTAAGAGTGTTAATGCTAGAAGCAGCTGAAGGTAAAGAGCTTAGTGCGTCAGAACAAGAAAAAGTAGCTCAAGCAAAAATAGTTATTGATTTAGCTATAAACGCTGCACTAAATAAGATGGGTGTGCTTGATACGAAAGACGCTATAAAAGAAAGAATTGAAGCTGGTTTTGCAGGTACACGTAGAAGCCCTGTAAGCCCGCAACAGATACTTGGCGTAGGAATGGGAACTTAATGTGCCTGTTCAAACTGTATATCTTGCAGATGGGTCTACTGAAACTTTAGACATACCCCCCGGTTCTACTAAGGAAGATATTGCTCGTCTAGTAAACAGGAAACGAGAGTCTGAATTTGGCTCTGGGCGTTTATTTAGTTTTAGGCCCGATGAAGAAAGAAGAAAGTTAGAGCAAGATTTAACACGAGCTAGATTTGCTTTAGCGGGCACCAGAGAGACTTCTATAACAGAGGATCTTACGTCTGGTTTTGGTGCAGGATTTGTAGGCACAGGCGAAACGGCTTCTTTGGGTTTAGCCTCTATACTAGAAGAAGAGGAAGAGCTAGCTGCTAGGGGTAAGATTAAATCTTTCTTTGGAGATCTCACACCCGAAGGCGGTGATCCCGACACTATAACTTACGGCCTTGGACAAGCATTAGGATCAATAGCAGGTATAGCCGCTCCAATAGCAGCTGCAGCCAAACTACCCTTTACAGGTGCTGCAATAGGCACAGGTGCGTTGCTTACTGGTGCGTTAGGTGCTGGTGAAGCGAGTGAAAGAGCTAGAGAAGAAGGCACTACCGAAGAAGAAAGAAATAAAGCCCGAAACCTCGGCATTTTGGTTGGGTTTACTGAGATCCTGCCCATTTCCCGATTCGTCAAACTTGTCGATATGCCTGCGCTTAACAAGCTGGTAAACACCTTTGGCCCAGAAAATGTAAATGGTCTAGGCGAACGAGTACGACGAGCCGCTGGAACAGCAGGGTTTGAGGGCGCACAAGAAGTTGTAGCTGAGTTTTTTCAAAATGCTATTGAAAGTGGGTACAACATAGACCAAGACCTAGCAGAAGGTCTTATACCCGCAGGTGGGTACGGTGCAGGTGCAGGCGGGATTGTGCAGGTTGTCGTTGATTTGTTTACCAAAGGACGCCGCATAGGTGACAAGTCTCCAGAACAGATAGAGCAAGAAGCTCCTAATGTAGCTAAAACTACTGGGCAGATTGTTGACGAAGAAGACTTTGATGCAGCGGGTGACTTAGACGATATAAGTGCTGCGGATTTAAGTAGGGCTGTTGAAGAGCTAACTGGACAAGCATCAGCACCTACGGCAGTCGATCCAGAGTTACAAAAATTACAATTTTTACGTGGGGTTGTAGGCGACACAGTACAGCCCCGCGCAGCTGATGTGACTCAAGAGAGCACTGCAGGAGTTGTTGAACGACGAGAACTGCCAAAGATAGAGCCAACTCAGGAAGAGATAGCTGCGCGAGAAGAGAGAAAAGCGCAAGCAAAAACACTTACAGGAAGAATAACTGAAGAGGCAAGACAAGATCCGAAAGTAGCCGAAGAGATAGAGACCCTTGGTGTTGCAGGTTTTGTAAGAAAGAAGCAGCAGGAACTAGGCGAAGACAGATTCTTTCGTATTTATCTATCTGAAGAAGGTGACGTTACACCTAGTGTTGAAGCTGTTGCTGAAGAAACGCGTGCTGAAGATGCGCCTATAAACAGGGATGTGCTAGAGACATTGGGACTTACTCCCGGTTCTGCTATAGGTAAGTCACTTCTTGGTAGAGATTTAACCAGACCGGGGCCACGGAACGAACTGCAGGAGTATGCAAAAACCGCTAGTGAAGATGCGCAGGCAAAGATAGATGCGGCACTAGAGAACATAAGTGAAAGAAACTTACCTGATGAAGTCATCATAGATGTGCCCGGTAAGATAAGAGCGGGTATTACTGACAAACAATTAAAAGAAGCAGACTTGAAAAAACTGCGTTCTGGAGAGTTTAAAAAGTGGTTCAACGAAGCAAAAGAAAGTGGCGAGAAACGAATTGAGAAGACCATCGCTGGTGAGTTTGAAAACCTAGTCGGTGTTGACCCACTTACTGCTGAAGATAATCAAAAGATACTTAATCTAGTTAAAGAAAAACGTCCCTCCGCTAGAACAAAAGCGGCGGGTACAGACAAAGCTAAGGCTCAAATATTTTTAGGTAAGATGAGTCGTCCGGTGGATAGTCTGTATCTAGCTCTATCTGACACTACTAACCAGAATATAATTTCAACGAAAGCCCAAAAGGAATTAAGCAAGTCCTCGGCTACTGTTGCTAAATTTTTTCAAGATACAGGTAAGACTAATGCCGACGCCACGCTTAAATGGGTTGAACAAAACCTATCACCTCAAGCAAGCGAGTGGTTAAGAGAGACCAAAACTAGCTTAGAAGGCAGAGAAAGCAAAAAATTAAAAGCCGAGTTAGATGCTGTAGGTGTGCCCGAAGGCCAAGAAGCAGGGGTGGCTACAGAAGAAACAGAGGTAACTCCAGAAGTAACGGAGACAACCACAGAAGAAACAGGGCTAGCTCCAAAAGAATCCTACATAAAAGCCAAAACTAGGAAGGCACAAGAACCCAGCCCTGTCAGAGATGTTTCTATAGCAGAGTACCAAGCGGATGCTATTAAGAAGCTGAACGATGCTATTAAAAAGGATGGGGACATAGGTAAAGGTCTTCTGTCTATACCGGACATGATTACGTTTAGAACGCCGTTAGATCCTAAAGCAGAAGCCGCAGTGCGAAGAGGCGATCTAAAAGAGGCTTTAGAGGTTATCAGGCTCACTGTGCCTGACCCAATGCTAAGACGCGCTGCATCGGTGTTAAGAGACCGTGTTGGGGACGTAAAAGTTCAAGTCATACCTAGCGATCAGATGACTGAGCTTACTAACAGGGTGATTAGGGATGAGAAGACAAGAGGGCAGTTAGAAGAAAGCCCAGCGGCAGCGATGTACATACCCACTACAGACAAAGCGCCAGAACTTTCAAATACTGTATTTTTAGACGAGAACAACGGTCTAGCCACAGTCACATTACTGCACGAAGTGACGCACGCAGCTACGTTAAAAGAGTTATCTAATAAAAACTCACCGCTAACAAAAGAGATAGTAAAGCTCCATAAACGAGCGAAAGAAGAACTAGGCGACTTAGAAGGCACCAGAGATCCGTTTGAGTTCGTTGCAGAGGCGTTTAGTAACCCCGCGTTCCAACAAAAACTAGCCCTGTTGCCTGTTGCTAAAGATACAAGAAGTAACTTTCAAAAGTTTATAGATACGGTACGGCGTTACTTGTTTGGGTTCCAGCCGAACAAAGAGTCTATGTTGGATAGGACTGATGCAGTGATAGCTAAAATACTGTCGCCTAGCAGAGCCTCGCTTGACGAAGTTGGCCCTGTCCTGTCTATGGCGGTAACTAACGGCACAGTGGAGAGCATGGTTAAGGGTGCAACTCAAGCATCCAGAATAGCTGCTAAAGCACAGCAAACTAAACCTACACGAGAGATATACGATAGCGTCATGGGTGCTATGTACTCACTGCCCAAGGCAGGCGGTTTCGCTGCATTCTTTGGTATGAACAGTCGAATGATGGCACAGGTAGGCACGGGGCTGTTTAACCTGCCTCAGTTTGAACAGCTGCATAAATTGATCGGTAACCAAGAAGGGGAGATCAAGAAGCAAACTGACGTAGTAAAAGCTACCGCTAAAAGATTGGGTGAGTGGGAGAAGGCTAACCCCGAATTAGTGCCTACGTTTAATGATCTAGTAAACCTAAGCACCATCAAAGGGGTAGATCTTAGAAAGCCAGAGTCAGAGTACAAAGAGGATGCAGACAAGCTAAAGTTCTACAAAGAAAACAAATCTCTCTACGAAAGACTGCCCGGAGTAAAAACTCAATACAATGAAGTGTTTACACTGTACGCAAACATATTGGAGTTGATGAAGCAGAACCTCAAAACCCATGTGAATGAGTTTGTAGAGGACGCTAACACAAAACAAACTTTATCTAACTTGATCGATCAAAAATTATTTGACAGGGCAACCATAGACCCTTACTCCCCTCTTACTCGTGAGGGTAACTACTGGCTTCAATACAACGTAGGCACTGACGCAGATCCTGTATATCAAACATTCGGTAGCCCAGATGCTAGAAAGAGGTTCATGGCAGCGTTGAGGCAAGAGCCAGACGTAGATGATGCAAGCATCAAACCATTTGAAAACGTAAACAAATTTGATTTTGACTCGCTACCTCCTAAATCTTGGATAGCACAACTTGTTGCTGCGTTGCAGGCACCCAAAGCAGATGGCACAACAACAGACCCGCAAGTAATTAATCAGGTTGTGCAGTTATACATAGAGTCCGTGCCAGAGTCTTCGTTTGCCAAGTCATTGCAAACTCGTAAGAATCGAGAGGGTTATCAGAGCAGCGTGCTACAGGGCATGAACATACGGGCGTTTGACATGGCCCGCCAAGCGATAAATACAAAATATACTCGTGAAATATATAGCCTTAAGAGAAGGCTAAAAGAAGAACTAAGAACGAGAGTCGTAAAAGCTAACGAGTTGCGCGGGTTACCCGCAGATAACCTTGCAGTCAAAGAGTACACCAAACTGTACGGCCCCGTAGACTACAAACTTGGTAAGACCAACGTGCAGCGTTTCAGTGAAACTACTGAGTCTTTACTAAATGGCACGTTTGCATGGAGAGCGCAGCAGGCTACAAACCCCACTCGTAATATGTTTGAGAGTTTAGCGGTTGGTGCTAATCAGCTTACCTTTACGGGCATCATGGGAGTCAACGCATCTTCTGCCCTATTGCAGACCGCTGGTCTGCCTATGATCTTGTTACCTTTCTTAGCAGGTAAAACTAGTTTCTCAAGAGCGTTTACGGACATGACAGTAGCCACTAAATTATTTAGCGGTAGCGGATTGTCTAGGCAGGTACGTACAGCGGCTGGAGCAGCAACAGATATAAAAGAGGCTTACATAGGCGCACCCTCTATAGATAACTATTATGAGGTAGGAGAAGACGGGCAGTATGTAGGCATTAAAAAAGGTTTGGAGCTAAACGATGATCCAAACAACCCGTTTTACGTTAGGACAGGAAAAGACGGCAAACCAACTGTCAGCCTTACGCAGAAGCAGTTTGTAGAGGATGTGCAGGGTGTCATCAAAGAAGCCGACGACAGAGGGCTGCTAAACAGAACCATACACGGCGAGATGATTGGCCTAGATATATCGGGTCAGAAAGACGTTAAACGATCTGCACAGTTGTGGAAAGATTTTAACACGTTCATGTCCTACCCATTTCAAATGGGTGACCGTATGCAGAGACAAGTCACTCTTATCTCTGCTTATTTAACAGAAACAGACAGACTCACAAACTCTCCAAACAAGAGTAAAGGCGAACAGAACCTAACGCAGGAAGAAATTAAACAGCGAGCCATACAAGCGGCCATATCTGACACAGAACAAACAGGTGGCACAAACCTGTTGGGGCAAGCTGCGCCGATAGCGCAAAGAAACGTCGGGCGTGTAATGATGATGTTTAAATCTTACGGCCTTACCGTGTACTACCACCAGATAAAACTGATGGCAGACTATATAAACGCTAGGCATAAAGGTGACGAGCAAGCAAAACGCATAGCTCGTAATCAGGTTGCAGGTACTTTAGCGTCCACTGCAGCGATGTCTGGTGTAGCAGGACTTACGCTTTATGGCGCTGTAGTTGGTTTGTTGGATTTGTTCTTCACTGAGGAAGAAGATGAAACTTATGATGCGTTCTTCAGAAAGAATTTAGGAGAAGGGTTTTATAAAGGCGGGGTCAACTACGTCATGGCTCAACTCGGTGTGCCTATAGATGTTTCAGCCCGAATTGGTTTAGCTAATTTAATTATTAGTAGTAACAGATACAACTTTGATCGGTCTGTAGAAGAAAGCATAGTAGATGCTTTGGGTGGTGCTGCTTGGTCTACAGCTAGAAGAGTGCAGAGAGGCGTAACTAAGATTGGCGAAGGGGAATACCAGCGAGGTATAGAAGATATACTTCCTGTATCAATGAGCAATATGCTCAAAGCAGGTCGTTATGCCTCTGAGGGCGCGTTGACCAGAAGGGGTGACCCCATATCCACTGACTTCAATACAGGCACCATCGCCGCTAAGTTCTTTGGCTTTGCCCCTGCTGAATACACCAAAGCACAAGAGATAGCTCAAGACGTTAAGCGTATAGACAAAGCGATTAATCGTCAGCGATCTGCGTTACTTAAAAAACTTTACGTTATGCAGCGTATCGGTGACATACAAGGAATGATAGAAGTTAGAAGAGACATAAGCGAGTTCAATAGAAAGAATGCGAAGCTAGGGCCAAAAGTACCTATAACCGAAGAGACCATAAAGAGATCTATAGCGCAACATATGCGCACTTCTGAGCAGATGTTTAACGGTGTGCAGTTAAGTCCTAACGTGCGGGATGCATTGAAGCTATTTGCAGAGGCGTATGATAGAGGGCCAGCTTTCTTATAAGAAAAGCCCCTAAAACCGTGAGGAAGAAGGGGCTAATCCACAAGGAGAACGAACATTAGATGCTCGTATTAAATCCTATCACATAGTTCTCCATATTCGTACACCCCTTTTCCCGTCCTCTGTGCGTATCCTAGTCACGGTTTTCCAACCCTTAGCTTCGGTTATACGCTTTAAATCTTTTATAGTAAGATCAGTGTCTATACACGGGACGAATACAGATGAGTTAACTACCATAGCGTTCCACAAAATGACTATCTTCACTCCATCTGGAGCTAGCTCATCAGTCCTCAATACGCCTTGGTTCTTCTTCATCCTCTTCATGTTCTGGAGGTGCATCCACAGCGAAGTTAACAACAATTACGTCACTCGACTTTAATTGTAGCAACGTACCCTTACCTAACCGCACTTTATCTTTCTTACCGTCTAGCTTCTCCATAAACTCCTGTATCAAAGAACTGTAGTTTATCTGCTGTTTAGCACACCACTGCCGCAGCGGTTTCGGCAATAGGTAAAGTCTATTTATGTCTGTCTCGTACCTCGCCACTAGCTGTATTCTTGGGTCTTTGTCTGGGACTATCAAACTGTCCACACCAGTGTCCCGTTGTTTACGCAGATCATCAGTGCTGCGTATCTGTAGTATGTTGTTCCAGTTTTCGTATATGTAACTGTTCAGTATCTGCTCTGCAGGTACGACCATGTTTTCCGTCATCTCTTTATTGTGAACCAACACCTTTATTATCCAGCGATATATTAGTTTGGTGTCGTACTCCAGAAGACCCATCTTGTTGCATATATGCAGAGCGGTCATGGTGCAAGCAGCACCTGCTGACCAGAATCTATTTTTTGCCGATAGGTCTGCATCCATATCAATCTTCTTCTGAACCTCGCGAAGAAACTCTTTGATCTCATCTAGGTTCTGCATAACGTAACGGACAAATAGCTCACCGGCAAAACCGTAGTTCTTTTTTATTTCGTGAGAAAAGGCATCTGTTTCAGATTTAGACTGACTACCTGAGAACATCTGCTGTACTTTTACTTCCAATATTCTTTGTGCCTCTGCTTCTGGTGCCTCTTTAGCACCGCGCACAATCTCTACAAGACTAGCGTTACCGCTAGATACCGCTATAAAGTTCCACGATAGTCCGGTCACACGTTCTGCGTTAGCACTGCCCACCATACGCCTACGCTGCTTACCACTAACTATTTGATATGCAAGATCGCTAATAGCGTCTGGATCTTTTTGCATCTGTGTAAGTTCGTCCATGTACATAGGTAGGTTGTGGTACACCTCACCTCTGTGCATTTTTATGCTATGGGTGTCCTTCTCATACAAAAGAAGTTCCTCTGGATCGCCCCATACTGACAGTCCAGCCTCCATAACAGTGGTTTTACCAAACCCTGTACCCCCGCTGTGCAGGTGCATCATTGAGCAGTGTATGGGTAACATCTCCATTAGAACGGAGCCAAAGCTAGTACCAACAACGTATTGGTGTAACTCAAAGCCCTTTCTGTTGTAGAAATTAATCATCTCCTTCCAATCTTCTAAAGAGCCTTTTGGCACCATGTGAGGAAAGAGGGCCGCTGTTGTACCAGATGCAGGGTTAAACTCGGTGCGGTCAGCGAAGATCTCTCTGTCGCCTAACACAAAAGATTTCATATCTTTGCTAGTCCAACCAAATTGTCTATGGGCTTCATCAGCTACAGTTGTGGTCTGCAATTCGTTTACCCACGTAGCTGTATAGCGCATAAGTTCATCCGGTTTATCTACTACTATGCCGTGCATACTAACAGCTTTGCGGAGTTCTTCACGGGAGGTTACGGACGTTAGCGGCACTGTAAACTCGCGCACTCCGTCCCTCGGCAAATGCAGTCTTAGGACTATGGATTCACCCGTCTCAGAATCAACAATACGTTTAACAACGTAGAAGTCGTTGTGGTAAATAAGTTTTTCGTCAACTGTTCCATCAGGCCCAGATGTACGCACGTACACGCCGCCGTTAGTACCTCTAAAGTAGGGTTTGGGGTACTGCGGTATGTTGTAAACCTGCAACTGTGAGTTGGGCCGATTCGCCATAGGCGCTTCTACTACGTTATCCGCTTCCTCTGCTTCCACCACTTCTGTACCAAGTGATATGGGGGAACGAACTTTGTGCCAGTTAGGGCAATGAGGGCATATGTCTGGGTTGTATTCATCAAACTTCGTGCAGAGATACGGCCCTTTTATTAGGTTTACCTTCTCTACGGTCTTATCTGGGCTGTAATCAGGGTGCTTCTTTGATATGTGGTGTATGGCTTTATCTGCATCAGAGCAGAACTTGGCTATAGAAAGACCTGCTCTCCACATAGGTTCAGAACAAGTCTCTTGATGTAACGTCAGCAGTTCTATCTGCTTACACCCGCCCTCTTTCACTTTACTAAGTATGTTCTTAAACTTTGTATCGTTGTTACCCATCAGCTTCTGCATTAACGCAGTGTCGGGCTGTATCTTTAACTTGTTCGGCAGCGCCACACTACCTGCACCCAGCAGCTCCGAGAACTTATCGAAGTCAACTAGGGACGGTGTGTCTACCCCAAATTGCAACACCTGTGTGGGTGGGTCTGTCTTGTAGTTGTGTGTAAGTAATACCCTTAAAACTCTAGCAGCATCGCTAGTTACCGCTGGGTCAGCGGCGAACTTATGTTCTGCGCAGAGTTGCTTTAATCTCTCTGCTACAGGAAACCAATCCTCTAATATGACAGACTCTTCTAAGCACCAGTATGCGTGTATACCACGCCCAGAACTTATTATTAAAGGTTTAGGTAGATGAAGCCCTTTGTGAAACTTTCGTAGTTCAGTTAACGCTTCTTTTTGGTCTACAAAATCTTTAGATGGCCCACAGTCAAGATCTAAGAAAAATGACTGTATGCGACTTACATTGTCTACTCTACGAGATCCACTCTCTTTAAAAGTTGCTAGTGCGAAGTATGTATCGTAACCGCTGTCGTCAAACTCACGAGCAGCATCAATCAGTTCGTTAATAGATTCATAGAACTGTTGTACCCTTTTATCTTGCTTGGGTTTTAAAGCTAAGAGGCAGTACCAACCTTCGCTATGCAGCACTCTCTCTAAAAAATCTTTCGTTTGCATCCGCTTTGTCCAAAGTCAGAGACACCACGGCAGGGGGGTCAGAGCCACTGTCCCCCTTTTCGGTACAGCAATGCGAGTGTCCTAGCCGTGGCGAAACTATGAGATATTTAGTCGTCCCAATCTTCAAGAACGTCTGCTATATCTTCTGCCTCTTTCTTTGGCGCAGCAGTCTTCTTAGCTACCTTTTTCGGTTCCTCTACCTCTTCATCCTCAAAAGGATCTTCTTCAACTTTGGCTGGTTCTTCAACCATACTAAATGGGGTATCGTCACCGAAGGTAAACCCGTCAGTGGCTTCAAATGGCGATACATTCTGCCTCTCTGCTAGCTTCAATACTTGCACGCTTTTCAACCGCAGAGACACACCAGCACCCATAGATCCGCTATAAGGCACCCCAACAATAGCAATGTTCACAAGACTACCTGTGGTTAGTTGGAACTCTTCTGGTAGTTCTTTAACCTTAGCGTCGTACTGTGTGGGTCTTTGGGTCTTTTGCCCGTTGTAAGAACCCTTCAAAGACGCTTTGTAAGAGAACATTTCATCCTCTTCTTTTTTAAATGCGTTCTTGTACGCGGGCCAGTTCTTCTGCTTCTTCGATTCGTACAGCGTTTTCATAAAAGAATGCAGCTCTTTCGCAGCATCTTTATTCATCTTAAAGTTAACAGAGTACTCGGCACCGTCGTCTAAAGAACCACATGGAACACTTCTGTTCTCTGTAGCACTCCAGTTGTAGGTGCGGTCAAGTTTCGGGTACATCGCCTCGACGTTACTTACAACGTAGGCAGCAGATACTTCTTCAGACATATTGTTCTCCTTTAATGTCTATGCAGGTTTTAGGTTCGCTAAATACAAATCCATCGGTCTCAGTGAACGGTACGTGCCTTGTCATAGGGCGCACGTTCATGGCTATCGCCTCATATACCTCTGCTTTGCTTTTTAGCTCCCCCACTTCTTCTATCTCGGCGTCTTTCAAAACCCGCATGGGTCTGAATCTCAGCCTTGGTATGTAACTTTCTTCAAAAATGATTCGGGTCACTACCATCGTTGCGGACGTATCATGCTTCGCCAAATGTTTGGCATAGTTCTGCATGGACATCCACCCACGGTTTGCATCACCGAACAGCGCCGTTGCTGGCAGCTGTAACTGGTAGATGTTTTGTAAGTCTTCTTCAAACACTACAGCTAGCCGCTGCGAAAACTTACATGCCCTAGAGTTGCCTTGACCAGAACCTTTTATATTCTGAGTGCAATCAAGGCATCTAGGAGCCTGTCTATCAGTAACATTGGGGTCTGGCTGGCGTGTATTAGAAGACCAACATACGGGTGCGTTAGTAGAAGATTCATTGTATGCCCCTTCGTAGTACATCCGTGCAATTGCGTTAGCGTCTACGACGATTACATCAATTGTGTTTGAATCTAAGACAGCTTCGCCGTTTGGAGTTACCTTACGAAACTCCGCCCCTCTGGTACTGATTCGCCTCAAAAGTCTTCATCCACATCAAAGTTTTCTAAGACTTCTTCCATCGCGTCTGCTTCACCAGCCGCCTCTGCTTCAATTTCTTTCTGCAGCAGTGCTTCCACGACTGCATCCAGCTTGAATCTGTAGGTCTTGCCTATTTTGACGTAGGTGTTTTGCGGGATCTCTTTCTGTCGAACCCAAGCACGAGCGGTGCTAACACTTACGTTAAAATGTTTTGCCACATCTTCGATACCAACGAACTCACTCATTTTGTTTTCCTAATGGTAACTTGGAACTCGCTATTGGTATTTAGTCCTTTCGGCACCAATTCTGGATTATCCTCCAAAAACTGTGAGACAGAAGATTGGTGTAGGCGTTTCTCAAGTAGTTCGGGAACTTCATTCTCAAGAACAAACTTATGTAACGCCTCCCAATCATCAGTCCAGTAACGAGTCCTAACTGTTCTATAGAACGTGCCAGAGTCAGTCTTTACACTTTTAAGATCATTCTCTTTCAAGTGTTTTAAAAGTTCTTCTTTTACTAAATCTTGCTGTTTTTGCAGCGTATTATCTTTCGCAGTAAAACTTTCTTTGAGCCTAGTACGTTCGATCTTAATCTTTAGAAAGGTGCTTACACACCGATCTAAGTATCCTTGTCCTTCCACGCAATCACTCCTAGTGACGATCCACTAAATATAGTGACAAACTACACGCTAATCAAGCAATTCGTTGTATAAATCGATAATTTTAGTGTGTACGTTGATTCTATTATCTAATAGTGCGTACATTTTCTTTTCTACGGGCGAACCTTGCAGTTGCACAACAGTGCATTTGTGGTCTTGTCCCGACCTATGCACACGAGCATTTGCCTGTGCGTATGTTTCTAAAGAACTCACTGGCCCCCACCAGACAACCGTATTAGCGGCGGTCAGCGTTATACCGTGCGCTGCTGCTTGTGGTTGGATAATCAATACTTGCGGGGTCGCTGTTGTTTGAAACGCTTTGAATATCTCGGTGCGTCTATTTGCACTCACATCACCACGAATCATCTCGGTGGGAATGTTTTCTTTTCTTAACTTGTTCATCAAGATGTCGATAGTGTGTTTGAACGGCACAAACACCAACACTTTTTTACTTGATTCGTCTATTACCTCACGTAGAACCTTGTATCGGTACTTGATATCAAACTCAAGTGACTCGCCATCATCGGTGTAGACTGCACCAGAACTTATTTGCAGGAGCTTATTCATATTCACAGCTGCGTTGACAGACGTTATCTGCTCTCCGCTAGCTTGAACAATCATCTTATCCCTAAGTTCTTTATAGTATTTCTTTTGCTGTCGGGTAAGTTCGACCTCACGTTTGGCGTACACCATGTCTGGCAGATCCAGACACTCATCTTTTGTAAAACGTATGGCTGGCTGCAGTGCTTTAAACACTCTGTCAGTAGCATCTTCCTTGGGAATCCACTTAAAGTTAGTGATCTTCAACATCATTTGGTCTCTAAAAGACCCGAAGAATCTAGGAACTGCGGTTGGGTTTATGATTTTTGCTAACCCATACGCATCAAGTGGACTCTGTGCGGCGGGTGTACCCGTCATCATCCATACCCATGTGTGCGGTTGTATCAGTTTGTTAAGTGTCTTCCATCGATTAGTCTGCACGTTTTTATAGTGTGTGGCTTCATCGACAATAATTAAATCAAACCCGCCGTTAGCAATGTCATCAGCGACTATCTCGACGCCATCGTAGTTAATAATTACGAAGTCCACATCGCTATTTATAATCTCCCTTCTCTTCTTAGCTGCACCGTAAGCTATGTCTACTGTGCGGTGCATAGCGAATGTGAAAAGGTCTTCTCGCCATGCTGAGTCCATGATAGACAGGGGACAGATGACCAACGCACGACGTATGTAGTTGTTCTTCATTAAGTAGTCAGCAGCCCAAATCGCGCTGGCTGTCTTACCCGTACCCTGTTCGTTGAAACAAAAAGCGCGTTTGTTCATGGTGAAGAACTCAGAAGTTGTCTTCTGGTGGCGCATCGGTGAGTACTTTCCCGTCCACTCATATCGTGTAGATATTGGGGAAGGCACTCTTATATTTAGATTTTTAAGTACATGGGTCTCTTCAAGTCCCCAGTTCACCAGCACTTTATTGGCTGTTAAACATTTGCTCTTAGGAATAACACTAGTTACTTTCCGGGGATCACGTAACGTAAGCAACAATGCTTTGTTCTCTATCACCTTCATAGCCAGACAAGCTCCACGTCCTTGCCCTTAAGATCGCGTTTAGTTCTGGCTATGTCGATGTCATTTAGTTCTTTTACTTCTTTATCGCACATCTCTGACGCAATAAATAATTCAAACATATAGCTAATGAAATCTAACTTGTCATCAAAGTCAGATACTTTCTTGATGTTCACTTGTTCTCCTAAAACGTAACTGAGCCTAGTTTTATTTGCCGTTTCTGCTCCTGTTCTTACTAGGACTCTCCAATCGGTAACCGTCTTTGTTTGAGCCACCTTCACTTAACATCTTATTGTGGCTTACGTCTTTACCTTCTCTGTTCACTTTCTTCTTGTCTAGCTCACGTCTGGCACGTTGTCGTTCCATACGATTCTCATGTTCACCTCTAGCCCTCTGCTGTCGGTATTCTTTTTTATAATCACGTTGTCTTCTACGCATCACCTTCTCCCGTTGTGCGGACACTCCATAACTTGACACCACTGCCTACATAATCCACTAGGCTTAGGGTTCCACACATCTACTGTATAGGCAGTCTCCATTGTTGAAAAGTTACTCATCCACTTATCCCACAACGCATCCGCTTCGTATTGTTCGTATGTGCTTCTTATTAAATCCTCACACACTACAAACAGTAGTCCAGCCCTGATCGTATCCACATTAGGGAAATGCTTGAATGTAGCCATAGCCATCAACTCTAGCTGCCCTCTATCCGCATAGCGTGAGGACTTTCCGGTTTTGTAGTCCACTACATACGCTAGACCTTCATCCTCGTTTAGTACGATTAGATCTGCTATACCTCTCCACCACACATCGTCCTCGTAAAATCCGCATGGCTCCAAATCTTCTGTAAGCCCCATCTTATGTTCGCATAGCTTGTCGCCCTTCTTCCTTCTAAGGGCATCCAATGAGTTCTTTGCATACAAAAATCTTTCGGGTAACTCTTCGTTGTCCCGCACATATTTCTCTGCTGCTTTATGGAACTGATCCCCATATCGGATGGCTTCAGTAGTTCTAAAGGGGTACTGCTTAATAACTTTTTCGTAGTAGAACTGTTTTGGGCATTGTTGATATGCCTTTATTTTACTAAACGACCAAGGTGCAGCACTCATACGGGCACTGTATTCTCTGCCTTTAAAGTCAGCTTGTGGTCTGCCCAGAATATGTCCTCGGACAAAACGAAGCTAGGTGGCACTTGCGCCCACTCAATCCGTAAGTTGGGGAACCGTTCTCTGTGACGGTGCAACGCCTCGTACATAGCTTCCATATTCGTATAGTTGCCATCCATGTAAGGCGTACCAATAAACAAAATTATGTATTTCATTTCGCTGTTGTCTCGTTTGATGGTTCGTCGTAACGTGGCGCTCTCATCTCACCAACTCGCAAAGCACGCAACTCGACTATAAGCATCGCCATGAGAGCATTGTCAACTGTCATTGTTTGGTGACCTGAGATTCTCTCAAGTAACATTTCCGCGTCCCATACGAGGTCATCAGCAATCTCTATGCGTGCATTTCGTTCTTTCTCAAAACGACTATTGTCCAGCTGCATCGTATCTATCATTCACAATCTCCATATGCTTTAGCTACACCAGACTCGCAATCAAGCGGCAGACCATGCGCCCACGTAGGTACAACACGCATACACTCTTCTATATACGTCCTCGCCTCTTGTGCTTCGTCTTCTTTAACACACACCACTAATGAGTCGTGTACTGTCAATACGATCTTGTACTTAGCAGATATGCCTAACATCTGCTCCCCGATTATACATCTTGCTAGTGCCTGACACGCATTCTCTACAAACTTGCCACCGTATATCTTGGTTCGGCCTTTTCTAGTTTTGTAGGTGTATTCGTACCCACGCTCACCGTTCTGTGCGCGTAGGTCTTCGTAGCGCATGACCAATCCAGAGGGTAGAGACACCGCTGATTGGTTCGCCAATGATCGTATTACGTCATGACGGCCAACTCTAGTTGATACTTTGTTGGCTAAATTTTTAATCATAAACTGTGAGTCTCGCCACAGGCGGCTGATGTTCCCATTAGACTTACGGTATATATCTATGATACGTCTGGCTTCTTCCAAATCAACGTCTACACCAAACGTCTTCAACTGTGCTTGGAACTTTGCAGATCCCATGCCGTAACCAGCACCAAGTATAGTGGTCTTGCCGACAAATCTTTGGTCTTTATTTATCTGATCTTCTGGCAGGTTATAAATACGCGATGCCATCTTGACGTATACATCTTCTTTATCGTTAAACGCCTGTACCAGATCTCCCTGCCCAGCCAACCATGCCAATACCCTTGCTTCAATTTGAGAAGAGTCACAGTCAATCAAAACACAGTTATCGGGAGCTAGTATGCTTCTCTTTAAATGTTTACCGTCAGGGCCACGACTCGGTAGGTTCTGTAGGTTGATCTTGTCCGAACCGCCCCACCTGCCTGTGTGGGCAGCGTAGTACCGAAGCGGAATCGGCAAAGCCCCGCGCTTCGCTATATCTATGAACCGTTGGGTTCTTGTTTCTTCTAACGTGCTCTTGTTGCCTAGTCGCGCTGCTACTAATACTTGTACTTCATACGATGGGTTTTCTGCTAAAGCTTTGAAGCCATCATCTGTTTTAGCGAATGCATAGGCTTCTTTGTCTGTAGTGGGACTAACCTTCGTTGGTGGTTCCACCCCGTTCTGCCGTAGCAACTCGGCAAACTTATCATTAGACATTAAATCTTTTTTACTAACCCCTGCCTCAAGCATGAGTTCGTCTTTGCGGTCTTTGACATTTTCTAAATGAGACTCTAGCAACCCAAGGTCTAACTCCAGCACTGGTTCAGTAAACATACGCAGTGTGGCGTCGATTATCTTTAGTTCTTGTTTAGGAAAGCCCCGCACCATGATGCCAAACAGCTTATAAGTAAGCTCAACATCGTTGATGCAGTAGTCTCCATAGCGGTCTAATTCATCCTCGGTAAAGTCCCCACGGCGTTTACCTTTAGCGTCTAGCACCTCTGTGCCTTTCTCACCGATACCGTACCGCTCTGCAAGCGCCTTGAGACTTCCACCAACCTCGACCCCATGTACAGCCCGCCCAATGCAAAGAGTGTCAGCCCAAACGCGAGGATGAATATCAAAGAGCCAAGACAGTATAGCGCCATCGAACATAGTGTTGTGAGCCAGCACCATGCTGTTTGCCCAATCGAACCCATCGAAATACTCTTTAAGTTCTTCATGTGTACCGCTCGCCCATTCAGTGTCACCGTTGTTAACCTTCACAGATACACCGATGATCTGAAATCTAGGATCTCGTATGTACTCTTCTGTGGTCAGCTTAGTTAGTGAGAAGTCCTTACTGTAAAAGGTTTCAAAGTCTAGCGTTATAAGATCCACCTGCTCCCCTTATTTAACAATGCACTTGCAAATCAAGTGCGGCCCGTACTGCCTACACAACTTCATTTCTGCTTGTGGGTGACACTCAACGTGTTCTGGGGACATGTACTTCCATTGAGCAACGCCCCCATGTGTAGAACACCCACTGAGTAGAATAAGGAGGGCTAACCCCCTCACTCGTTCTCTACCTCAAGCACCTGCTGGATCTCACACTGCACGATCTTGGGCATCTCTAAGAAGTTACCGTTACCGTCTTCGGCAGCGAACCGAGCTTCTTCCTCGTTCTTGGCCTCGACCTGTACGCGCCTACGTACAGTTTCTTCCAGCGTGATGTTGTACTTTTTCATTCAACCCCCCAGCCGCTTAATTTCAGCGTCGATATAGAACTTTATTTTCTTCGCGTCACGCAGTTCGTCGCTGTGCGAAGACTGTCCGTACCTATAGCACGCTCTGAATATCTCACCAATCTGTGCGTTCATATTCTTGTACGAGATCAAGTCCTGCAGCTCTTTTGCCTTAGCTGGTAGCTCATAATATTTAGCAGTAGAACCGTCTGATACTCCGCTCGTAACAACACTTCCAGCTTTGTCACCAACCTTGGCTTTAGCAGCTTTAGCAGCTTTAGCAGCGGGCGTGTCATATCTGTCATTTAGAGTGATGTACCCTGTATCAATGGGTTGTTTGCGGGGTCTTCCCCTCTTTCTCTTCTCCATGGTAATTCTCCACTATTGTTATACGGTTTAAGGGCACGACTTTAAGTTCGTATATGCCTTCATCAAAGTCATGCTCAAATCTATCAACAAAGTATTCTGCATACTCTTCATTGGGAAAAGGCCCAAACGTAGTAACTGACTCGTTTGTTGAGTGCGTACACCAGACTACATATTCTGGCTCTTCGTGTTCATCATTTATCATTTTGACGGCCCCAGTGTTTCTGCTGCAGCCAAGTGGTCAACGCCTGTTTGTGTCTGGCGCTGCCGTACCAAACTAACCCCTGCATCAAACGATAAAGCACCCGCTGATAGGACAGAGGCGCATCAGTCCCAGCACGACCAGAATTATTTATCCTGACCGCGTGTTTACGAACTTCCTTTACGGTGTATTGCATATCCACAAACTGATTCCAGTTCTGCTGAACAGCAAGCGCGTAAGTAGTTTTAGGTGCGTGTATCGCTTCAGATATTTCTTTAGTCATAAAGGCGTCAACCAACATCTGCAGGTCATCGATATTCGTACCCGCGTATCTGTAGTACTCCGTTTGATCCTTAGATGACAAGTCAGATGCCACCTCTGGTACTTCTGGTGCTTCTGGTGCTTCTGGTACTTCTGCACTCTCTACCTGTTCGACCTTTGGTTCTTTGGGCGGCAGGGGAAAGACTCTAAGTTTCTTGTCTTCTTTCTTTTCTTCTTTCTCTTCTACCTCTACCCTTCTTTCTAAAGTCTCTATAAGAACAGGCTCTCTATCCGAGAACTTCACAGACTTGCGATAGATGAGGACATACTCTTTTTCCTCTTCTATGTAGGCACTAACGTGGTATCGCCACTCGTTTGGGTTACTCAGCGTGGTAAAGTCAACTGTAATGCCAGACTTGCTTTTCAAGTTACCGAGAAAGATATCGTTTACCACGTAGCCGTTTACCTTTCTTTCTCCGCACTCGACTATTTCGTAAAGCCCGTCTTCAATAATAGAAGCACCCTTTGGTAAAGGCGCTTCACGTCTATGCCGCAGCACTTTTTCAAAAATCATCCCTGTGCGTAAAGATTCAAATTTCATTCCTTTCTCCTTTTAGTTTCCCCGCGCAGCTAATGAGAAGGTCGTTGGTTACGTCCAACACGTTGTCCTCATTAACTATCCAGCTCAATCCGCCAGCGTCACTTATCTCCTGTAAATTCTTTAACTGTAAGGGCGTTGGTTTATTCCGCCCCGCTTTGCACTCAATGCCAAAGAATCTACCTTCATAGCAACCTACGATGTCAGGCACACCGCTCTTACCGTAGCCGCCTGTAGCAGGAAAGAAGTAGTAAGCACCTAACTCGCGCAGCTGCTTAGTTACTTTTGCTTTTACTTTGCTTTCGGGTGTTGCTGCCATTGGCTGCTTTCAGTAAATCTTTTATTTCAGCAAGCTGCTCTGTTATCTCCTGAATAGCAGACAACAACTCACGCACTTCGTGCTCTTCCAACTCGACGGTCAACCTGCCCATCTATGTTCTCCTTGTAACTGGTATCAAAATCAGGTGTAAATTACACCTGATTTCAAAGTGGGGGGCAGGGTACGAGGGCTAGCCTCGTCCAAGCATCCGGTTGAGACTCCCCATCACTAGAGAGTCATACCCCAAAATCTGTAGTGATCGACGCGATTAGATCAGTATGAAGAGGCCATGATCTAACCCCCGTGGGTTGATCGGCATCGCGCCCTTTCTTTAAATCTCTAATACTTAGAGACCGGAGAGTCGGACATCACTACCTGCCCGACTACTAGTGTCACCCACTTACCATTCGTTCAACCTTCAACGATAAACTTGTTGTCATCGTAACGCCTGCCTACACCTTCTATGTAGTTCACGGTTCGGCTTTCGACAACCATCAACATCAGCAACTTGTCGCCTATGTCTTTTGGTAATTCGTCCACCGAAGCATAATACCCATCAACTACCATGTCAACACAACTCATACCAATACATCGTAAATTGATACGTCCTGTATCAAAATCTACGTATATATAGTATTCCGCGTCATTCAACGCTGGCTTGGACATAACTAACATCTTCAGAGCAACGAAGCCCCACATCAGGTAAAAACTTACCTTTTTCTGCTATCTGTAGTTGGAACAGTTTATCCAGAATATGGGCAGGTATATCATCCTGTGTAGGGTACACCTGTTCCTTCCCCACAATGCTTTTCCATCTACTTGTGTCATAGGTTTCAACATCAACTGCACGTATCTTTTTACCGTCCTGCCAGACCAACGCACCTCTACTAGATACTGTTGAATCTTTATTGAACTCCCTAGCTTCCTTAAGCTCATCTAGCGTTTTGTTAATGCTTGGCACTGAGAACTCATGCCCTGCATTCCTCAACGATTCCAACTCAATCAGCAAAGCATCACCAGCAGCACCGTAGGTGTTAACACCAAGATCACTTTGAAGCTTTTTAACGGTGGCTTTTAGTTCTGCATTGCTGTTGTCTATACCATTCTTAAAGTCATGAAAGTAGTAGCTGTTGACCTGATCGGTAGTTACGCGAACTAGGTGTGCTTTACACTGACGTAAAAGAGTATTTACATTCTTAGACATAGCCATGTGGTGCTGTTGAGAGTAAGTAGCATACCGATTGTTCATAATGCTGGGTGCCCTGACAACAAACTTAGACTCGCCCCCCTTATCATAGTAATTGTCAAAGCCAATCCACCCACGAGAGAATGTCTCATCTGGGTGATATACGTGCAGGGACGTACTGCTTTTTCGGCTGAACCGCAGGTGAGGCATTACCTCTCGTAGATGATGCGCTAGGTTATGTGCCCTGTAACTAACACGCTTCACACCATCTTGTGGTAGCCGGTCAAGGTCATGGATTCTTGTCACGCTTAAATCCTCCTCGTATTCCTCAAGCTCTTGTACTCTAGCTTGCTCGTATAAACTAAATGCTTGAACCACAGTCTTCTCCTTAAATCTTTGTGTTATCAATGTGTAAGATCCTGCCTGTGTCGGTGTCGAAACCTTTGTTGTTCAACACACACCACAGAACCGGACAGTCCCATCCATTCAATCTACCGTCGATATAACCGTCAGTAAAAACGATTACCGCTTGAGGGCGAATGCCCTGACCGCGCATATATGTCGGTACGCAACTCACCCTTGTGCCACCGCCCCCTCTCGGTTTAGTGGTCTTGACAAGATCATCTATCCTCTCGATCTCGTAGGATTCATCACCTGCCACCTCGGTATCCCAATATAGAAGGCGAACCTTCTCTGGCCTGACAGATTTACAGATGCCTACGATCTCAGATAAGAACTTGTCGATGTGGCGGTACACCGAACCAGAGGTATCCGATGCTATGACTAGCTCTTCAACCTTTTCTGATAGCGTGCTAGGCATATAGATGCCCGCGCCGATGTACCTGCGATTAGGTTTCGCCCATGTGCCGAAGTCTTTACCTGCACAAGTCTGATAAGCAAACTCGCGTAGTGCTTCGAGCCAATCGATCTGTGGCTCAAGCAACTCCCCGATAGAACCCATTGCCCCACCCGATCCGAGCTTGCCAGCGGCGATTGCACCCTGACGTAACGCTTGGTCGATCTCAGTGCCCACGCTTTCCTTGGTAGCTTCGTCTATAGCTTTAGCCCCTTCAAAATCGTGTTCATCAAAACCATTACTCTCGCCCGGCCCGGACTGAGGTTGTTCTGTTCCTGTTGAAGGTTTACTAGAACCACCGTTACTGCCCTTGCCCTGACTTTTAAGTGAGTCGTACACCTGTATTACAGTCATGCCACGATACTTCTCGTCGTACAGACCTGCATACTTGCCAGTGGGCATCGTCGCGAAACCGTCCCTGTTCTCGTCAGATATCTCAAGATTGATAACGAAGTCCAACGACATATTCGTCAGCTTAGGATCTTCTGCCCAGATGTTCTCGTAGACATCCATGTGCTTGTAGATCTTGTGACGGTTCTCGTGGAGCATGACGAACCGTAGTTCGGGATCAGTTATTTCACTGACCATCGTTCTACTGTACCTCTCGTTTAGGCCATCAGTCATCGCAGTCGGTAGGTCATCACCGATGCTCTTGTCACCGACCAACAACGTACCTGCGATTTCTGTATACCTCTCGTGAGAGAAGATCGTGAACGCTGCACGATCCAATCTCTGCTCTTCTGTTTGAGCTTTTACTGATAACGTAACCATTTACTTTTCCTTGCTATAATTATTTGTTGGGCAACGCTCTCTAGGTTATAAGTCTGTCTTACAAACCCACCCCCAAATTCGTTGCCCCTGTACCTCCTAAAACCTAAACCTTTAGCCATTAGGAACGCTTCGTCGTAGTCACTGGCAAACGCTAGGAAATGAATCACGTAGCGCGGGTTGCCATACGTATCGTTGTGGACTCTGAAGAAGTCATGTCCCAACTCGGTAGCCACTTTGTGGTCAAGATGACACTTATTCATATCTACCTCTTATCGCCCATGAACAGCGTTGCGTTGTCACGTACCCAACTAGAGAACTCCTCGGATCTTGTGACGATGCGGTTGTGCTTGTAGGTATCTTTCAATGCGCTACGTGCGAACATGGCTTGCGGTTCTTTCGGTAAACGTCTTACGTACTTCATCCACGGATTGATTAGCTGTGAATCCATTGCACCCAATACTTTACTGATAGTCATGATGATTGCTGGAGCAGAAGTAGGAACTTCCAAACCCTCTGGATCGCGCTTGATGTCTTCGATGGAGTGCAGTTGCCCGACCATCGTGACAAACGCCATGAGATCTGCCCCCGCTCTGGCACCGATAGCACCCATGAGTGCAGCTTGCAGTGTGAACTTATCCACGTTGCCCTCGCACGTTTGGAGTATGTCCGACGCTGTGTGCAGGGATCTGGGTGTGACAAACGCTGTTCTTAATTCTTTCGGGTGAAAGATGTAAGGGTTGTCTTGCGGGCTTACGTCCTCAAACGAGTCCATAATCTGTGGATACTCTCTGGCAAACCCTAGAACTGCTGGATGCAGGTCATTGGGTAGTCCGAAGTTTACGATCCAATCTTTAGCGGTAGGCTTCTGCATCCGCACCGAGATGATGGCGTTACGCTTGTGCGCTTCCATCACATCACCCACGTTCTCTGCCCCAAGGTTAGTAGTCGCAAATACGATACTGTCCTCGTGCAGTGTGTACGCCCCAATCTTGCGTTCCAACATCAGCCGCCGCAGTGCATTCTGCACCGCCCGATTACACTTGCCGAATTCGTCCAGCATGATAATCACAGGCTTGTTGGTATGAGCGCCTAGCTCTTCATTGGTAACAAACCGGACAAACTTGCCAGACTTATCCACCTCAGATATTACGGGGATCATGATGTCACCGACATCTTTAGTGGTGCAGTCGCAGTAGAACGCAGTGTAGTTCGTGGTGTAATTTACACCTGTAGTGCTGTCTGACGGCTCGTCGTCGGGTTTCTTCTTTGCATTTAAATTATTGGCGATAATGCTCAAGAGCGACGACTTGCCGGTGCCCATGTGACCTTCGACCAATACGGTACGCTTCGGCCCTACGTGTGTGACAAGATCTGCTGTCTGTTCAAGATTCAAATTTAGATGTGCTAAAGCCATGTTGTTCTCCTAAAAACTTTATGGTTAGTCAAGTGACGGTAGTGAGTTTAAGATCTCGGTAGTTTTATCCTGTACATCGGATCGATACCCTTCGTTGTATCTGAGCTTGTCCATGTTGAACTCGTCATCAAATAGGTTAGTCAGGGAGTCATGCACACGACGCATGACGGGATCGTCGTTGTAGTTAAAGGTTTCAAGAACCTCTACCGCTTCGCGTATCGCATCGGCGTCAGTGTCCTGATACCGTTGCTTATGCACTTTCTTGAGACCGTCGCGCACTGATTTCCACACCTCTTCTTTTAGGTGCGTCATGCGTCCACGGTACTGCTCTCGTTCTTTGGCGAGCACAACGTCATGCTCGTTCTGGTAGTACTCATCCATAGCCTCAATCGCTTCGTCCGACAACAAGGTACGTTCATCGTCCGCTAGCCGGTCGAATGAATAGTCGAAGTAGAACTTGGTCTTGAGAGCTTCTTTGGTGGGGTAGTCATCTGGGTTATGCAGCCCACGGTACAAGACTTGGTCGTTCTGCACCGCTTCGTCATACTTGTCGTAGAACTTATCCAGAGCTTCATCGTGACTCTGCTGGATTTCGCTCATGGCCTTCACCCAAACATTAAGCTTGGCTGTAGGTATGACTCGGTTCTTCGCATCGTCCCACGGCTTGGACAGTTTGTAATGAACGGTTCTTGCTCTACCCTGCCAGTATTTAACAGTATCGAACTCTGGACTGTTGGCGAGTAGCTTCTTCACACCAGACACTTCGGCCTCTGCACCAAGCTGGTTCTGCACCTTTAGCTGTCTCGTAGACTCTTCGTCCTTCTTAGTTGTTTGAAAACAACCCATGCTCAATCGCGCTGACGAAAATGTAGACTTCATGGTAGGTATCGACACACCTGCCTGCGTAGCTGTGTCCAGCTTACTGTCAAATGTTTCGTCACTACTGTCGTACAGATTGTCCTCGAAGGTGTGAGTTACACCAAATTGCTTTGTGAGTGCATCTTGGGCTTTGTTTTCCGCAAACCACTTACTCGCGTCCGATAGTTGTTTTGCAATAGCTCTAACTTTCTCCAGACGCGCCTGATCTGCCTGTATAGCTCGCTGTTTCATTTCTTCCTGTTGGATCTTCTCCAACTCTTCATGCTCGTCCATTGCTGGCTCCTCGGTTATTAAGTTTCCAAACTCAGTTATCATTTACGGTTCTCCAATTTGCAAAGAAAGTGAATGACTGTGAACGTCACAGTCGCGGCGAAACACATCCAAAAGGTTATGCCTTGCCTATTGCTTACGGGTACGGTGATATCCTCCACCACACCCAGCAATGCTATGTAGGTCATAAGTCCCAATAGGACTGCGACCACTCCTGATATCTTTTCTATGTTCATACTTACTTCCCAATGTGTTGAATGTCGGACGCGGGTATCACCTGATACGCGCCCTTGTTGTAAGCGGGAGCCACGGTGTACGTTACACCTGACTTACCGCCGCTCTCGTTTCGGCTGACGTTGATAGGCCGCGAACCAGCATCATGCGATGGGTACATAGCTTTCTCATCGGCAATACGAACCTGTACAGGTGTAAGGCACACCTGCATCTCACGGAACACGCGCTTGCGCGGAACCCTGCGTAACATCTTGTACCGTCTCAAACGAAACACCTCCAATGTCGAATTTTGAACTGTCGAAACGCCCTACTATTATAACATATTTATCAGCTAATGTCAAGTCGTGGTAAATCAAGTATGTACGTAGTGAATGGTGGTAGGTAGTGTATTGTTCTGTAATGTTCCACAATGTTCCATAATGTTCTAACACGAGGGCGTGCAAGTCATTGATAAGAAAGGAATGTTCTAATGTTCGAAAAAACAGGGGAATTTATGGGTGTGAGAGAGAATGAGAATCCGCGTTCGTAAGAAGAGAGAATCTCTAATAATTTCCATACATTTCTGGAAAAACGAACATTATATATATTTTATAAAAAAGTATTAATAATATAATAATAAGTAAGTGTAGACTACACTAGATACCATTAGATACTACAAAACAAATGTTCGTTTTGCCCTTTTAAAAAACGAACATTATGCGAACATTATGCGAACATTACCGATTTATGCGAACATTGGTCAGGTGTAACCTTACACCTAAATCTTTTGCCGCAACGCTATCTCTTCAACTGGCATCGGAACGCAGTTCTGATAAGCAATCCGCGCAGCGCAGATAATTCAACTGGCTTCAATAAATTGAAGGCGAAAAAAAAGAGAGAGCCTTTCGACTCTCTCCTTTGGGTGGGTTAAGATTTCTTTTTGGCTTTCTTCTCTGGTGTTGCGAACACCCCAGCCTCGATAGCCTCGTCAATCTTATCCAGCAGCTCCTCGCCTACGGTCTGAGATACCGCATCATCCAGATCGCCAATCCATCCGACCCATAGCTTCCTAGTAGCCTCTGCCTTGTCGCATCTAGTTAATGCTTTCTTGACAGGCTTTTCGATCCCAGCGTCTATGTCTTCCTGCTTTTGAATGCAGTTGCGAGCATAGGTAACCGAGTCCTTAGCCTTTCTCAGTAGATCTTGAACAGTAGCGGTAGCATTGGTGCCCAGCGCAATCTTGGCTCTGTGCTTGGTTAGATTGTGTTCTAGTTGGTTTACCTGCTCTTGAATGAAATCGTCACGTTTTTTACCTGTGAGATTTATATCATTAGCATCTAGTTGCGCACCAGCAGTAGCGTGACCGATATATGCTTCATCTAGTAAAGCATGGTATCGGGCATTTGCTGCCTGACCTTCGACCGATGTTGGCTCTACGCCTAAACCTTTAGCGCCAATCATGGATCTAGAAGCATAACCTTGGGCAATGCACATATCCTTAAAAGATTGTGTTGCGCCTTCAGCCAATCCACCAGCGATCCCGACCTGTCGCATTTGATCTAATATGCTTGAGCTAAACGCCATATTGGAATTAGCAATTGCATAGTCGCGGTCTGTAGTGGGTTTTACTGCTTCCACAATTGCAGTGTTTTCGTTTGTCATTTCGACACTCCGTAACATTAATGATCTAACACCAAGCGGCATTAGGTAACAGCGCTCGCCGTTACATGATCTAAGTTACTACCAAATGTTTTAAAATCAACCGAATCGCCCGAAAACAGGTGTAATTTACACCTACCCTACCCCTATGGCCCGCTACGCTGTCTATCTGTACGTCGAGCTATATATTACTAATTTACTCAAATAAATCGGTTTTTTTCTGAGTTTGACCCCCACCCCCCTAATATATGGAAACACCCCCCTTTGGAGTCCCAGACCTGTTTATAAAAAATTATTTTTTATGTATATTCCGCAGAACGACCAAAGGTCAGCGAAAACATGGCTATAGTGCTAAAACCAGAAGTAGGTGTTCCTATGTTAGAGGGGACGGACTCTTCTGACCTCAAAGAAAAAGCTGAAGCAGCCTGCAATACAGCGCAAGAATTGGCAAAACACGGCTTAGATTTGGAGCCAACCAAGGAAGATAAGAATATAGCAGCAGCTTTATCTACGTCTTATGCAGGGGATCCAGCTAAAACATCCAAAAAAGCCACCAACAGGAACATTTCTAAGTTAACACCCGCCTCTTTGGTGTTGACAGATGCCATTTTGCAGGAGTTTGGGCACTCAGTTGCTGAAAATGCAGTTCATATACGTCATTTGGTGACGAATAAGTTATTAATTGAGTCCGAAAACCAAGATCCGCGTATAAGAATGAGGGCTTTGGAGCTTCTGGGCAAGATTTCAGACGTAGGACTGTTCGCCGAGAAGTCAGAGATCACCGTCACCCACCAATCCACTGATGATTTAAGAGCAAAACTACGATCCAAGTTGGAAAAGCTAGTAGAGCCTGTCGAAATAGAAGATGCAGTGGTCATTGAGAACCAGACTCTTGATCTACAGGAGGCGTTAGGGGATATAGAGGACGTAGAAGACGAAGAGTACGATGACTGAGGTAGCTCTCGACTTCACAGAGGAAGAAGTCCAGCAGATGCTGGAGAATTTAGACAGCTACAGCGCTGATGAGATCGCGGAGATCGATAAGATTGTAGATGAGCTTGCGCAACGCAGATTAAACGTCGCGGCGTATGATGATCTGATAGAGTTTTGTAAGAGAATGCAGTCGGACTTCATCGTGGGTAAGCACCACCGCTTACTGGCAGATATGCTCATGGCGATTGAGCAGGGTGACAAGGATAGGATATGTGTGAACATACCACCGCGTCACGGTAAGTCTAATCTTGTATCTATCATGTACCCAGCGTGGTTTCTGGGACGAAACCCAAACAAGAAAGTGATGATGGTGTCGCACACTACCGACTTAGCGGTAGATTTCGGGCGAAAGGTACGGAACATGATCGCAACGGAGGAATATTCCGCGATATTCCCTACTGTGAGGCTGGCGGTAGACTCTAAGTCGGCTGGCAGATGGAACACGAACACGGGTGGTGAGTACTACGCCTGTGGTATTGGATCATCTATAGCAGGTCGAGGAGCAGACTTGCTGCTTGTTGATGACCCGCACTCAGAACAGGATGTCATCAATGGTAACTTTGAGACATTCTCTAAGGCATACGATTGGTTCACATTCGGTGCTCGTACTCGTCTTATGCCCGGTGGTCGGGTGGCTATCATACAAACACGTTGGCACATGGATGACCTGACTGGGCGTGTGACCAAAGATATGGGGCAGAACGAGCGGGCCGATCAGTATGAGGTGGTGGAGTTCCCCGCTATTCTGGATATTGACGACGAAGAAACAGGCGAGATGATTCAGAAACCCTTGTGGCCTGAGTTCTTTGACCTTGAAGCACTGCTCAGAACTAAAGCATCTATGCCCTCGTTCCAATGGAATGCTCAGTACCAGCAGGAACCTACCGCAGAAGAAGCCGCGCTGGTCAAACGTGAGTGGTGGCAGATGTGGGAGCAGGGTGACCCGCCGTCTTGTGAGTACATCATCATGTCTTTGGACGCAGCGGCAGAGACACACAACAGAGCTGACTTTACGGCGTTGACTACGTGGGGTGTGTTCCTCAATGAAGATAATGAGGCGTACAACATTATCCTACTCAACAGCATCAAGAAGCGGATGGAGTTCCCTGAGTTAAAAGATTTAGCGATGGAAGAATATGCTGAGTGGGAACCGGACGCGTTTATCGTGGAGAAGAAGAGTTCGGGTACGGCCTTGTATCAAGAGATGAGGCGCATGGGGCTACCCGTATCTGAGTACACCCCTCACAGAGGATCAGGTGATAAACTCGCACGGTTAAACTCAGTATCTGATATTGTAGCGTCCGGTTTGGTGTGGGTTCCTCCTACACGGTGGGCAGAAGAGGTAATAGAAGAAATTGCAGGTTTCCCGTTTATGAGCCATGATGACTTGGTTGACTCAACAGTTATGGCACTTATGCGATTTAGGCAGGGTGGGTTTATACGACTACCTACCGATGAGCCTGAAGAACAGCGGTATTTTAAGAGACGCGGAAGCGGGTATTACTGATGGCTATAATTCAAGAATTAAAAGACCACATCGCTAAAGGGTCTCCTGAGTCTAAACCCGTGCTTACTAAGGCAGCGAATAAGATGTCTGAAGCACAACAGAGGGATTTTTTGGCTTCTTTGCAGGGGGGCGACGCAGAGTTCCAGATGGAAGTAGCGCCTTATATGCCGAAAGGTTCAACGATTGATCCTTCACGAGCCAGATTAAAAGCATTCCCCAAAGAAGCAGGTATAGGCCCAAAGGGGCTTACGTCAATGGGCATCTCAACTAAAGGCGTTACAGACCCCGAACTACTTAAAGAAAGATTTGAGGGGTATGAGATACAGTATGAGCCTGACACAGTAAGCGTCCTAGAGGCGGCAAACGCAAACCCGCGTGTTTTTTCACATGAGTATAGGCATTTTGAGGATACGGACGCGGGTATGGAACTGCTAAACAGAGTTCAAGATGTTATGGCGTCCCAAAACAAAAAAGATTTAACTGAAACCACACGTTTATTGGCTGCATACGCGTACCGTATGGCGACGGCTAATAGGTTTCGGGGAGATGACGGAGACGATGAGGCTGAAAAATTAGACGCTGAACCGTACCGAAATGCTTACAACGCAACTATAGACGGCACAGAAGAAGATATAGCCCAAAGCGCACAAGAGCTTTTAGATAGCCCCTTAGTATCTAAATTTATGGGGTTTAGAAGCTTCCAAAAAATGCTACCTAGAGCGGCCGTTGGGCCGTATTTTAAAAAGAATGTTGAAATGCCAGAAGGCTACCGTGCAGGCGGACGAGTAAAATTAATTTGAGGGCGGACTAATGGCAGTAGAGAAAGGACTATATTCGGCCCCTATAGGGATAGAAGAAGAATCTTTGGAGCAGGAAACAAATCTTGAGATAGAGATTGTTAATCCTGATATGGTCACTCTTGACGACGGCAGTGTTGAGGTAACCATTATCCCTGACGCTGACATTGGTGATATTGTTTCTTTCGACGCTAACCTTGCGGAAGTTTTAGATGACTCGGTGCTTAACGAGTTGTCGGATGAGCTGATAGGCTCCGTGGACTCTGATACGTCTAGTAGAAAAGATTGGGCCGATACGTTTGTAAAAGGGCTTGATGTTCTAGGGTTCAATTACGAAGAACGCACTGAGCCGTGGGAAGGCGCGTGTGGTGTGTACTCCACAGTCTTAGCTGAAGCAGCTATACGTTTCCAAGCTGAAACGATGAGTGAGACTTTCCCCGCCGCTGGCCCTGTGAAGGTCAAAGTTCTTGGTGAAGAAACCAAAGACAAAGAAGAAGCGGCACAGCGCGTAAAAGCCGATATGAACTACGAACTCACCGAGCGCATGGTGGAGTACAGACCAGAGCACGAGCGTTTGCTCTACAGCCTTGGTCTGGCTGGTTCCGCGTTTAAGAAAGTTTACTACGACACAAACATTGGTCGGCAAGTGGCGATGTACATACCAGCCGAGGATGTCATCGTCCCTTATGGGGCGTCCAACGTAGAAAGCGCGGAGCGTGTGACTCACGTAATGCGCAAGACTAAGAACGAGCTTAGAAAGTTACAAGCATCAGGATTCTATAAAGATATAGATCTTGGTGACCCACAGCCGTATCACACAGATATAGAAGAGCGTAAGGCTGAAGAGGGCGGTTACTCTATGACCGACGATGATCGCTATGCGGTGTATGAGATACACGCAGACGTAGTGATTGAAGGTATAGACGACTATGAAGACGAAATAGCTAAACCTTATGTGATAACAATAGAACGTGGTACGGCTAAAATATTATCGATAAGACGTAACTGGAATCCTGATGATCCGTTGATGTTGAAGCGTCAACACTTCGTACACTATGTATACGTGCCCGGATTTGGCTTTTACGGACTAGGTTTGATTCACATAATAGGGGGGTACGCTAAGGCTGGTACTTCCATTATACGGCAGCTTGTAGACGCTGGTACGTTGTCTAACTTACCCGGTGGTTTGAAAACTCGTGGGCTTCGTATCAAAGGAGACGATACGCCTATTGAGCCGGGAGAGTTTAAGGACGTAGATGTACCTTCTGGGAGCATACGTGACAACATCATGGCTCTGCCCTATAAAGAGCCAAGCCAGACCCTGCTCGCTTTACTCAATCAGATAACGCAAGAGGGCCGTAGGCTCGGCGCTATCAGTGATATGAACATTTCGGACATGTCAGCAAACGCTCCTGTGGGGACAACTCTGGCGCTCCTAGAACGTACCTTAAAGCCGATGGCTGCGGTACAGGCTCGTGTTCACTATGCCATGAAGCAAGAGTTTAAGATGCTCAAGACGATCATGGCTGAGTATGCGCCTCCTGAGTATTCGTACGAACCACTGCGGGGGTCTATAACGGCCAAGCAGATGGATTATATGATGGTGGACGTAATCCCTGTCAGTGATCCGAACAGTTCTACGATGGCACAGCGTGTGGTTCAGTACCAAGCCGTGCTACAAATGGCGCAGTCTGCACCTCAGATCTATGATCTGCCGCAGTTACACAGGCAGATGATCGAAGTGTTGGGTATTAAGAACGCTGATAAACTCGTCCCGACTAAGGATGACGCTAAACCTACTGATCCGGTCAGTGAGAACATGGACGCCCTTAATGGTAAACCTTTAAGAGCATTTATCTACCAAGACCACGAAGCGCATATCGCTGCGCACAGAGCGTTTATGCAAGACCCTATGGTGGCCCAGATGATTGGTCAGAACCCGCAAGGGCAACGAATCATGGCAGCGCTACAGGCGCATTTGGCAGAACATGTAGCGTTCTTATACCGCCAACAGGTCGAAGAGAAGATGGGCGCTCCGTTACCTGCACCAAACTCAGAGTTGTCAGAAGAGGTGGAAATCAATCTGGCTCGTGTGGTGGCACAGGCTGGGCAGCAAGTATCGCAGGCCAACCAGCAGAAAGCTGCACAACAGAAAGCGCAGCAGCAAGCACAAGATCCACTGCTTCAGTTGAAGCAAGCAGAATTGCAAGTCAGACAGCAAGAAGTGCAGCGTAAAGCACAGAAAGACCAAGCTGATGTACAATTACAGGCCGCAGAGCTACAGAGAAAAACGCAAAAAGATCAAGCAGATACGATGATTGATACGAAACAACTTGAACTAGACCAGCAAGAGTTACAGATAGACGCGCAAAAAGCTGGGGCCAAGTTAGCGGCGGATCGAAGAAAAGACAGCACTAAATTAGACTTGGATCTTCTTAAAACAGTCCAAGATACGAGAAGAGACACATAGTGGCTAAAACTGTATTAGATGTTTTAAAAGACAGAATCGAAGCTGACAAGGCTTCTGCAACAAATTTCTTAGTGGGAGGAGCCGTAAAGGACTTCTCTCAATATAAGGAAACGGCAGGGTTATTACGGGGTCTTGACACCTGCTTGGGCTATATCGAAGACCTTTCGCGAAATATGGAGTATGGAGATGACTGATACCGCGCAAGCGAGCATAACGGAAGAAGAGTTTGAAGCACAAATACCTGTGCCTGTTGGGTACAGAGTTTTAGTGGCAATGCCTCAAGTGGAAGAGGTGTTTGAAGGAACTGAGTTATTAAAGTCAGTCACTACTAAAAACAACGAACAAGTAATGTCTATTATAGGTGTGGTTATAGACATGGGTAAGCAGGCTTACTCAGACGCGGATAGATTCCCTACTGGCCCTTGGTGCAGTGTGGGGGATTATGTTATGTTTCGCGCCAATACTGGCACTAGGTTTACTATTGATGGTTCGGAGTATCGGCTGATGAATGATGATTCTATCGAAGCAGTTGTACCTGACCCTCGTGGCGTAGAGCGAGTATAAGGAGTAAAGCATGGCGTTTCAAAAAGTAGAGTTTGAGTTTCCAGAAGAAGAACAAGAGGGTACTGCAATAGAGATTGAAGACTCAGGTGAAGTTGAGATTGATTTATCTGGCAAAAAAACAGCAGACGATTATAAAGAGCCAGAACCCGAAGTAGAGGATAAGATAGAGGTTGAGGTATACAACGATACTCCTAAAGCAGATCGTAACCGTAAACCTTCTGAAGCACCTCCTGATGTTACAGATGAAGAGTTGGATGAATACTCTAAGCGAGTACAACATAGGCTTAAACAATTTAGTAAGAGCTATCATGACGAGCGACGAGCAAAAGAATCCGCTCAGAGAGAACGTGAAGAGCTAGAACAATACGCCCAACAACTCGTTAGCGAGAATAAAAACTTAAAGGGCACTGTTAACCAAAATCAGGAAGCTCTTTTAGAGCAAGCGAAACGTGCTACAGAGTCTGAGTTAGAGGCAGCAAAGCAGACTTATAAAGAGGCATACGAGTCAGGGGAAGCAGATCGTGTAGTAGACGCACAAGAAGCCCTAACTAACGTCAAAATACGTTCTGATAAGCTAGATAACTTTGAGCTGTCGCCTTTACAAGAAGAAGAAACTACGGTACAACAACCGAGAGTTGCTGATCCCAAAGCGGATAAATGGGCGAATGACAACCCTTGGTTTAGAGAAAACCAAGAGATGCGCGATGTTGCAATGGTGATACACCAATCGTTATTGAGAGACAACGTAACGCCACAGGCAGAAAACTACTACGAGGAAATTGATTCTCGTATGCGAAGTTTCTATCCAGACTATTTTAATGATGGGGGGATAGAGGAAGTAGAGAAACCCAAACCGAGGTCAAATGTAGTTGCACCCGCAGCGCGGAGCACAAGCCCTAAGAAGGTAAGATTATCGCAATCTGCACAGGCCATAGCAAAAAGATTGGGAGTTCCACTCGAAGAATACGCCAAACAAATGGCTGCATTAAATAAATCAGAGGTATGACGATGGCGGAAAATAGAATTAAGAGGGATAGCGAAACCCGCGATACGACTACTCGCAAGCGTTCATGGCAAAGGCCAGAGGTATTACCCTCGCCAGAGCCGCAGGACGGTTATGAGTTTCGTTGGGTGCGCGTATCTACTCAAGGTCAAACAGATGCCACCAATGTATCCTCAAAACTACGTGAAGGTTGGGAGCCTGTTAAGGCTGAAGATCACCCAGAGTTTGCATTAACTGACAAAGACGAAAGATTTGAAGGTAATGTACTGCAGGGTGGCCTACTACTTTGTAAAGCTCCGGTAGAGTTGATTAAAGAACGTAATGATTATTACGAAAATCAAACTAGATCGCAGATGCATTCTGTAGACAACAACCTCATGCGCGAAAATGACCCTCGTATGCCTTTGTTCAACGAGCGCAGCACAAAAGTTACCAATTTTGGTAAAGGAACCTAAATTTTTTGTTAAGAGGTTAACATGGCTTATCCAACAGTCGATGCCCCCTATGGGCTAAAGCCGGTGAAGCTACTTAGTGGTGTTCCATACGTAGGTACAACTCGTCAATACGGTATAGCTAGCGGCTATGCGACGAGTATCTTCTATGGTGACGCTGTTAAGTTAGTTGCTGGCGGCACTGTCGAGCGTGATCCGTTCGATGCTGCTATGACTCCTATTGGAGTCTTTATGGGTGTAACTTACACCGATCCAAGCACTTCCCAAGTGACTTTCCGACAAAACTATCCAGCCAGCACCGCTGCTTCAGATATTCAAGCATATGTGTGTGACGCTACGGATGTGTTGTTCAAGGTTGCTGTTGTGTCGGCTAGCACCACTATTGGTGATTTAGCTATCACTGACATTGGCGCTAACGTGGCTGGAGTAGATAACACTGGAAGTTCCGTAACAGGTAATTCCGCTGGTGCTATTTTAGATACGTCTGCTTCTACTAATACACTTCCTTTCCGCATTGTTGCCTTGGTTGAAGAAACCAAGAACTCTTCTGGCGGATTCACGGAAGCGTATGTTAAGTGGAATGCAGGGCATCAATTTAACAACACCACTGGCACATAGGGAGTAAGGTAAAATGGCTATTTCAAGAGCGCAATTACTTAAAGAACTCCTACCCGGACTGAACGCTTTGTTCGGAATGGAGTATGCTAAGTACGGTGAAGAACATAAAGAAATCTTTGAATCTGAGACTTCTGACCGTTCTTTTGAAGAAGAAACTAAGTTGTCAGGCTTTTCTGCTGCCCCCGTCAAAGACGAAGGTGCTGCAATTGAGT